AGCGCAAAGGCTCGGTAGCGAGTTTTCTGGAGGCTCTGCGCTCAGACGGCGCGGCCCATCTGGTGGCGCCCCGCCCTCAGCCAAGCCTTCATCGGATCCTTCGCCCTGGGCTTGGTCAGCGCCGGCGGCTTGCGCGGCTGGAGCGCTTCCTTGACCCGCTCCAGCTCCCTCGTCCCGGCCTCGGCCAAGCGGCGGGCCTGTTGTTGCTGCTCGCGGGTCGGCGGCAGGCCGGGCATCGGCGGCGGCGGCTGAATCGGGGTGCTGTCGGTCAGCCGGGCGACGGCCTCACGCAGAGGCAGGTCGGGGTATAGCCTGGCGGCGCACCAGCGTTCGGCGTAGCGCTTCGCCTGCCGCAAATTGGCCGCGCGTACTTCCTTCACGTGCCAGAACTTCTGGCCTTCCATCCACAGGCGCACCCCGGGGCCGCCGTCAGGAGTAACGCTGGCCGTCTCCCGGCCGTTGTACCAAAGCGCCCACCGCTCGCCCGTCTGGACCCAGCCAGAGGGAATTGGAGCAGAGCGGAAGCCGTGGGAGGAAAGCATGGCCGGAAGGATACGGCCGGCGGTCGCAACGGCTGCGACTTGTGCATCAGCCGACTTCTGAACCAGTCAGCGAGCTGATGCAAAGCCCCGTAAAAGCAATGGCCCCGACATGCGGGGCCATTGCGGTTGAAGGACAATTCCTCTTTACCAGCCGTTCTTGTCGTTCATGATGCGCTCCTACTTCTCGGGGGTGAAATTCAGGTTGTCTAACGCAACAACTTCAAGGAGGCGGGACAACACTCTGGATGCCTTTTGCGGCATCCCGATTGAGCTTCGCGTTCGCTTCTTTGGCGTCCTCGGCTTTGCGTCGCTCCGTCCAGCTCCTTGCAATCCGCTCCAGTTCTACGTAGGTGCGGAAATCTTGGGTCTCAGTCCTTGTCTGCAAAATGTAAGGACTGAAAACGTCCCAGGTTCGAATAACACGAGTGCCTTCTAGGCCATAAGCATAGTCTTCGTTCAACAATTTTGCGTGAATTGCCCCGCAAAATTCCTCGAATTCGTCCAGGTACTGGGCTACAACACTGTCATGGTTTGGGGACCTCTTGATACATTGGACCGCATCTTGGCCCATCGGGTTCCCCAACTTCCTGGCATCGCTGAACCCGCACGTGTTCGCCACGTGCCCCAGCTGGCGGCGAACCTGAACGGTGATCAGGTCTCCGAAATACTGGTGATAGGTCAGCGCGCTATTGATCGCCGCGCTGTGAGCGGCCTGAGACGCTGTCGTCCGGATTTGTCTAGCTATCAGCACCAGCGACAAAAGGCCAACGATCACGGCTCCAGTCTGCACAACAGACATGGCCGCCGCTACGGTCCGATCCTGCTCTGGTATCAGCCAAATCGACACAACAACCAAGACACCAACTGACACCGCCAAGCAAGTGGCGAACGCCTTAGTCTCAGCACGCTCTGAGATTTTATCAAAGTAAGACCGCGCGGGACGCGGATGAACATCCTTGATCAAAGCTCCCCCCACGGGACCCATTCCTATGAACCCGACATTAACATCAACACGTGTCGGCTTCTATCCCTCTAGCGGCAGGCAGGGCAAAACCTTGAGGGATCCACTTTGCCCTTTGTACCGAGTCGCTAAGCTGCAATCTTGTGCTCATAGAAGGGGTGCCGCTTGTCGTCAAAGATCCGGTACAGCGCGGCCAGGTCGGCGGGATCCGGGTTCAGCCAAGCTTCGACGTGCTCGGGCTTGATGTTGATGATGGTCCGGTCGTGGCCGGCGGCGGCCACTTCGGGTTCCGGGTCGTCGGTGATCGCGGCGAACGACAGCAGATCAGGCTCCTTGCCGGCCGGGTCCACCCAGTGCGACCACAGGCAGGCTACCAGCATCGGCTCGCGCGTGCGCGGGGTGAACTGCACCACCTGGTTCTTTCCGTCGGGACCCTCCACGTTCTCGTAGAAGGTATCGACCACCATCAAGCCGTGGGTGTGGCCGAAGGCCGGCGCCCAGAACTTCTCCAAGCTGTCGCGCCTGGCGTTGTACGTGCCCGGGAAGCGCTGATCGTAGTTGGCCGGCTTCCCGGCCAGGCGGCACTGATAGCGCATCGGCTTGATCGTCAGCCTGCCGCCCTCGGAGACGATCACCGGCGCGTAGACGCCCGGGAAGATCCGGCTGTCTCGGTCCTTGCCTTCGGACCGCTTCAGGTCGCCTAGCTTGCCCATGGCGCGCTCGATCTTGTTGCCGGCGATGCGCACATCTTCCCGGGCCTTCTTCGTCTCCTTGGTCTGCAGCGATCGCTCCGCATCGGCCAGGCGCTTCCGGTTGGCGAAAAGCTCCTGCTCAAGGATGGTGGCTTCGGCCTGGTTCCACTGCTGGATCTCTGCCCACACCGCCCGCTCTGCCGCGCTGGTGCCGGCGCGGAACGCATCATCCATCGCCTTCGGGGTCTTGGGCCGCTTCTTGCCCGGGTCGTGGGCATAGAGCGCGGCGAACTCCTGCAGCGACACGGTGGCGCCAGTCATGCGGACCAGCTTCTGGTAGGCGGCTTCGATCTGGGCGGAATAGCACATGGCCGCAATCTGGCCGCAGGCCGTGTTGTGGCGGCGTGATGGCACCGCCTTCAGCCGAACCCCAGCGGCACCTCGGTCAGGTCCACGATGAAGATCGACGCGTTCTGAGGCCCCATCGTTACGCCGCCAACCGGGAAGGTGTTGGTGATCAGCGTCTGTTGGGAAACCTGCAATCTTGAAATGAAGATTCGGTTGTCGCTGGTCATGTGGAAATGGTCGGCCGTCATGGTGCATCGGTCCTGCGATACCGAGTTGTAGTAGAACCGCGGTGACGGGATTGCAATTCCGATCTTTGTGCTGGGAAAGAACTGGCCGATTTCAACGGGTGGCCCGGGCACCGTTGGCAGCGGCACCACCTGGAGAACGCGCAGTCCCTTTCGCCTTGAGTCGTAGAACACCGTGCCGTCCTCGCCGCGCATGCGCAGTCCAACCGGACCGGTGGCTGCGCGCTCGGCGGCGCTGAACGTGTAGTACTCAAGCACCTTGTTTGGCGCTGCGTTGGAGGCATACACGTTGCACGTAACCCCGGTCTGAACCAGGGTGAATCCTGTATTGGTCGAAACAGCATCATTGATGTATCGGCAAACGTGGAGGTTCGTCGTTCCGTTTGTTGATGCAAGAACACCACCCGGCGACCACGAACCAAACGGCGGCGATCCACCGGTCGCGCCGCCGGAGAACGTGCCTGTGTTGAGCGTCCCCGATTTGGCCAGCTGCAGGTTGCGATAGCCGAGCCCGATCTGGATCTGCCCGGTGCCCTGATTACGTACGCGCAGTCCCACAGCCATCAGCTGTACACCCCGTAGTGAAGCGTGATGCCGCCGACGGTGTTCGAGGTCGGCTGGCTCGGGAACATTTCCATCCTGACGTGGTAGTTCACCACGTCAGGGTCCCAGGTCCAGATGATGCTGTTACCCGATATCGTCACCGACGGAATCAGCATCCCGTAAGCCGATTTCTGCCCTTCGCACGTGAAGTAGTAAAAGGGCTCGCCGCCCAAGAAGTCGTTGACGACGAGCCCCCCGTTTGCCTCGGGCGGAGCGATCCACTTGTTGTTGGAGTTCACCGGGTTGTAGAGCGGGAACGTGTACGACCCGATCATCTTCGACAGCTTGGTGGTGACCGAGGTCTCCACGTACCCGCTCTCGCTCCGAACCCGCAGACCCACATCGGCCATTACAGTAGTACTCCGAGTTCGACGGCCGGGTTGCCGTTCGGGTAGTAGATGTAGACGCCCTGGTTGGTGATGTTGAGGCGATACGCGCCAGCCACCATTCCGTTGAACTGGAACCCTCCGCCGGCCGCCTTGTCGATCCTCCAGCCGGTCTGGCCTGCGACGTAGTCATCGGACTGGATGGCCCCGCTGATCTTCGCGTTGGTGATCGCCGCGTCGGCGATCTTGGCGCTGGTGATCCACGCGGTGCCGATCAGGGCCTGGTTGATGAAGGTCTGGCCACCCTGGATCACGAACGGCGAGGTCAGCTGCCCGTTGACCAGGTTGACGAACGCGAAGCGATCGGCAGTGAACAGCACTTGGCTCTGGTAGCTGCCATCCGGCTGGTTCTCGATGCCGATACCCATGCCGGCCGCGTAGTACTGCCCGTTGGCGGCGATCTGCAATTTCAGACTGTAGGAGGCGCTGATCTTGCCATTCACGTCCACCAGGGCCTGGCTGGTCGCCTGCACCATCGCCCTGGTCTCGCCTACCGCCGCTTCGGTGGTATCCACGCGCCGGCCCAGCGCATAGTCGCCACTGGCGATGACCGTCAGCGTGGTGACCGTGCCAGCAAACGAGTCCTCATCGCCTGCGTTCCAGTCCTCATCGCCCGCATGCTCGGCGCTGTACTGCGCGACCAGGCCGTCCACCCGGTTGCCCACCGCGGTGACCTTGCCATCGATCTCCGTAACGTCCAGCTCCAGCTGGTCGATCCGCCCGGCCAACGCACCGGCCTCGGCCACGGCATCGCCCACGCTCTTCCACTTCGTGCCGGGCGGTTCCTCGTTGCCGGGGTCGGCGTCGGTCCACAACCAGATCTTGCCGTTGTGGACCACGGTCTGGCCCGGCTCATACGTGGCATCTGCGACCCAGATCAACGGGACGATGCTGCTGATGCTCTCGATTTCCGACAGCAGCTCCTGCCCCAGCGCGCTCTTGTTGATGAGGCCGGAGAAGTACGCGTCATACTCGGTCACGTCGGTACTCGACTCGCCCACCACGCCTGCACCGGCCGGATACCACGGCCCGATGTTGCCGCTGCGATCCACCAACCGGCCCCAGAAGTAGAACTTCGCGCCGGCGGCCAGGCCATCGAGCCGATGCCGGTTCTGGGGATAGGCGAAATCGCCCAGCTTCGTTGCGTTCTCCAGGTTCGGACCTGCGCTGCGCCAGATCTCGGTACGTTCGGTGTCGGTTGCCCCGGGCGGAAACGCCCAGGCCAGCTGGATGCCGAACACCACCGACGCGGCCGTCAGCGAGGTCAGCGCCGGCGGCGGCTCCGTCTTTCCCTGAATGTCGGTGAGGACGCTAAGGGCCGGCTGTGACACGGCATTGAGTGCATTCACCGCACGCACCCGGGCCAGGTACTTGCCCGCGTAGATCCCCCGCACCTCCGCGCTGGCCGTGCCAACGCGCCCGACCCGCACCCAGTTCAGGTCGTCCCTGCGCCATTCCACGTCGTAGGCAATCGCCTTGTCGGCTGCGTCCCACTCGATGGTCAGCACCGGCGTGGCGATGCCCTGGTCGATCACCACATGGGACGACATGCGCACATTCGCCGGCGGCGGCTGCACGCTGGGCGGCACGATGCTGACCGGCGGCGGCTCCAGCCGGGTGCCGTCATCGATCGCGCCGAACTTGTCCGGGCGATGGGTCAGACCCGTGATGCGGTAGGTCAGCCCGTCTTCCTCGGTGATGCTGATCACCCGGAACTGCTGCATCACCAGGTCGCTCGATTCCGTCGCCCAGATCGACTGCCCCATCGGCGCCACGCTCCAAGGCGCTGATACCGTCACCACGCGCGTCTCCGGGTTGACCCCGTTGATGGTGCGGGCTTCGGTCTTGCCGCCCGGCAGGGTTGCGCGCAGGAGGTCTCCGACCTGCATGGAGGGCGGCACCACGTCCAGCGTCAGGCTGTTCGCGGTTGCCGCGCTGATTCGGCCGGAATTGCGCCGGCCTGCTCGCGTGGCGTCAGCCACGTGGATCACATCGCCCGGCATGCAGTTCAGCGCATCTAGGCCCACGGCGAAGCTGACCGTCTCCGTCTCCAGGTTTTCGCTGTAGAGGATGTGCAGCCCCACGCGCTGCGCCTGCGACTTGGAGTGACAGCCGAAGGCCGTCACCTCGATCTGATTCACGCCGTAGCGCGCGATGCCCTCCTGCAGCTGGACCGGCTCGACCTTCTGCCGGCCGAAGTCGTCGGGATCAGACCAGGACACCAATGCCACCGTGTGCCGCGCTTTGCTGCCGCTGCCGGTGTAGGTGAACTTCCCATCGACCACGTTGGCCTGGCTGTAGGTGTAGACCGGGTCCTTCGGCATGTCCGCCGAGGCCATGATCTGCCCTGCCGCGTAGAAGCTGATGCCGCGGAACATGCTGGCCATGTCCTGCAGCACCTTGTGGGCCGACGCCCGGGTCTGCAGGTACAAGCTGCAGGTGAAGCGCGGCTCCATGCCACCCATGCCGTCGCTGACCAGCTGATCGCAGTACTGCGCGATCTCGTACAGGCGCCACTTGTTCACCCAGTCCAGCGGGATGCGGTCACCCAGGCCAAAACGGTCGTTGGTGACCATGTCGAAGAACACCCACGCCGGGTTGTTCGTCCAGGCCGCCTTGAACGTCCCATCCCACACGCCCGTGTAGGTGCGCGCGATCGGGTCGTAGTTGCTGGGCACGCGGATGATTCGGCCCCAGATGCGGTATGCCGTGGTCGGCTTGCCCTGGAACTGACTGCCGTCGATCTCGATAGCGGCGATCGCGCAGTTGGGATAGCGCAGCTTCACGTCGATGATCTCGGTCATCGAGACAACGTTCACGGTGTCGGCGACAGTGGCGCTATTCGCGTTCGGCGTGAGGCGGCGGATCCGCGCCTGCCACTGGTTGCCCGGCGGCAGATCGATGCGGTGGCTGCGCTGATATTCGGTGGTCGTCTTGCCTCGAAAGGCGTTGCTCAGCACCGTGCTGAAGGCGCCACCGTCCGTGGACAGGTCGATGGCGTACTCGACCGCGTAACCCTCAGTGTCGCCGTTCTCGGTGTTCTGCCGCTGCAGCGCGGGTACACCGAACCGGATCCGCACCGCCGACAGATCCTGTCCGGATGCCGCGCGCACCACCGGCGTGTCGCGCAGCTCAACGCCGACCCCGATCTCGTTCTCGACGGACGGGAAGCCCGGGATGTACTCCTGGTCCTGCGTGCCCGAGCGAGTCTCGACCCGCACGCCATTGAAGTTGAAGGTGCCGTCGCTGTTCTGGATTGGCACCTCGTTGAGATAGATGGACTGGTTACCGGCCACCAAGCCCCGGATTTCGCCCTCGCCAATCAGGTCCAGGACCTTGGCGCGGGAGATCGAGTGCAGGCTATCCGGGGTTTCCACCGGCGTGCGGGCATTGGTGCTGCTCTTTCCACCGGCCCCGAGAATTCCAGAACTCACCAGCGCCACTGCCGCATGTGTGCCTGGGAGCAGAAATGCGCTCATTGCTGATCCTCCGCGTAGATGCCGCCGCTGATCACCACGGATCCGACGATCATCCCCTTTGTGTCGTGGCCGCCATAGGCGACGGGCACGGGGTTGCCTTGGGCCTGCACGTTCACAGGCCCATTCATGCTGTAGTTCGGCGTGTTCTCGGCGCTCTCCTTCGTCCCCAGGCCTCGCGGCTGGGGCGACAGCATCTGCACCACGCCGCCGATGGCCAGGCTCCAGCCGGCCGCGCCAATAGCGCCCCAGAACTTGGCGACGCCAGCGCCAGCCTGCGGACCGCCGTAGATCGTGGCCACGACGATCAGGGCCACACCGACGATGGTCTGCAGCGCACCACCGCGCTTGGAGCCGACCAGCACCGGCGCGATGCGGATATCGTCGGCGCCCGGTGGGTCGTGCAGCTGCGCCTTGCTCAGGTTCTCGCGGCCGATGAACACCGCGAACTCGACGCCCTGATCCTTGCAGCCGGTCAGGAACTGGCGAAAGCCGGGCAGCAAAATGCCGAGTGCGAAAATGGCCTCGGCCGGGCTGCTCACCGCCAGGCGGAATTTACGCCCAAACCGGGCGCCGAGGCGGCCGTACAGCCGGACAGTTCGCAGGCGCTCAGTCATGGCCGGCCTCCTTGTGGCGGACGAGGNAGCGGGTACGCTCGGCCCACATGCCGCCGTAGACGACCGTCTCGGACAGGCGACCGTGCATGTGGTGCAGCATCTTCCCGTCGCCCAGATAGACGCCGGCATGGTTCGGCACCGGCGAACGGATTTGCATAAGCACCATGTCGCCGCGCTGCGGCTCACCCTCGATCAGTTCGAATCCCTCGGCGCGGAGCCGATCAAGGCTGTAGAGGTCCTGGCCCTTCTCCCACCAGTCGTCCTCCCG